TATATCTGATGTTGTGATAACGTTAGCACCTGTATAATTAGCCATAATTTACTTCCAAATTAAATAAGCAATTACTAAAACTAAGGGTATTGAATACATTGGGTTATTTTTAGCTTTAATCCAAACCCATTTAGACCACTTTTTAGCTTTCATTATAATTATTTTATTCATCTTTTTTCTTTCTTTTTTTTGTTCTCTTTTTAAGAGGTATTACTTTTGCTTCATTTTCATAGGTCTTATCAACCTCGTTAATATTCTCTTGTACATCATTAGATGTAACTTTAAAACCTCTAAAATCATACATAACTTTATTTGTTTCGTAATCTAATTCAGTTCTTTTAATTGTTTTGTTACCTCTAGTAAGGGTAATCATTTTTTGATTTGATAATACTAATTTAACCATTTTATTCTCCTATTTAATTTTGATGTAAGGGCGATTTCTCGCCCTCACAAAGTATCATACTATTGGATAGATGAATCGTAATGTAATTCAATTCCGTAAGAGTCATGGATTTCTCCAACACCATATACAGAAGTTGCAACGATTTCGTCTGCTCTAAGAGAAGCATCTCTTTGAGTTTCCACTTTAACATCTTGCATCATAGCGATTGCTAATGCGTCTTTGTGGAACGCACCACCTTTGTAATCACCAGCTGTTCCTGTATTTGCTAAATTTGAAGTTTCAAATACATTCATACCAGCTAATTTACCAACAAAGCCTGATCTTAGTGCTTCGTTAGAACTTTCTGTGTCTAAACCAGCAAAAGTATTAGTCATGCCAGATTTTAGGTCATAAGCGATTTTAGGGTGTAGAACAACTGCACATTCATTAGTCGGTAAAGAACTTGCTCTTAAAGTTGAAAGAGCATTAAAGATTACAGCTGGAGAAATAGCACCTGTGCCATCTCCTAATGCAGTTGAAAAGCCATCAAACAATACAGTTAAATCTGCGTCTTGTTTTCTTGCTAATCCCTCTCCAAACAATTTACCAATATCTCCAGCAACATTTCTTGGTGCTGAGTTTCTTGCTAAATCAGTTAGAGTAGTCATAACACCAACTTCTGATGCTGTAATAGTAACAGATGTTGGGTTGATTGCTGTGTTAGAAAGATCAGTTGCTTCTGCTACTGCCGCCGCACTAACTTGTGCATAGACAGGAACTTCAACTGCTTTTCCACCACCTGTGATCGCATAGTTTTTAACTAAGTTTCTCATGATGGATTTTTCAGATGCTACGAATTGAGCTTCTGCTACTATCTCTGTGTATAGTTCCGATAGTGTAGAACTTGTGCTTTCGTTTGCCATGTTATTATCCTATTAAGTTTATTTATTGTTTAAATTAATCTCAACAGCACCAGAATCTCTTTTTTTCCTATATTCTGCATAGGCTTTTTTATCCTCTGGTTTTGTTAAGTCTAAGTCCTGTAATGAAAAGGGTTTTACAGTTTTACCACCGATAGCACTCTGGCTTCCTGAACCAGACAAAGACCCTTGACGGAAATGTGGGTTAGCATCTAAAAACTCTTTAACTCTATCTTCTATCGTTAATAGTTCTCCTTGTGGATTATATCTTACATTAGAATTATTATCAACTATTTCTATTCTACCATCATCATTGTACTTAACTTCGTTTTTTAACAAAGATACTACTTGCTGTGCGTTAATAGATTTTTCTTTATTAGCAATAGATAAAATAGAATTATCAACCTTTTCTTTTTTAATTTGTTCTTTAACCTTTTGTAATTCTGAATCTTTTTCAGATAGTCTATCTTGCATAATCTTTTCAATATCTGCTTTAGACTTGGCTTCTTTTAGTTGCTGTTCTTTTAAAAGTTCATTCTTTTTATTTTCTTCTTCTTGAAGAATTTTTTGATTTTTTTGTTTCTCAGCTTCAAGTCTTGTTTTGATTATATTATCTATTTGTTCTTGTGTAAAAGTTTTTTGGTCTGGTACTTCTACTTTTACTTCTTCTTTTGGTGCTTCTGTTTGTTCATTTGTCGGTTGAACTACCTTTGTTTCTTGCGTCATAAGACTCCTGTTTAGTTTATATTATTAGTTCTCCAGCTTCGTCATACCAATCAGGATTGACATAACTCCATTGGTGTCTGCAATTATAACCCCCACGAACTATTAAAGGGTTACCACCTTTTTTACCTTTCCAACTTGTACTAGACCAAAGTTTATTTACTTCGTCAATAGTAAAAAGTCCACCTTTTCGCTTATCATATACTCCACTTACTACGTTTCTGCAAATTCTTCTTGTAGTAGGTATTATATCCCCATAATACTTAACATAAGTTAAACCAGCGTCTTGCGATTTATTGAAGTTTAATGTTGAATCAAAATCTCTTAATGAATCGTTTAATATCTGACCAGCATATCTTTTCATGTTTTCTCCAGCACGATCTCTAGCAAATTTAGATTGTAGAGTTTGAACTGATTTATCTACTTGTGCTTTTTTAGATTTATTAAATTTGTTTCTATTAATGTACGCTATTAGTTTTTGTGCCTCTACATCATCAGCACTAGCATAAATACCATTAATTGTTTGTCTTAATTCTTTTTCTAATACAGTAAATTCACTACCTAATAATGTGTTTGTATAAACTTTTTCTGCTAATCTTCTAGTAAATGTATTTGCTACATCTTTGAACTGTGTGAAATATTGTTGTTTAAGATTTTGTATTAATGCTAAATCTCCTTTAGTAATTTCTTGAAAAGCTAAAGGAATGTTACCAATTCTTTTGAAAGTTTTTTCTATTCTTTTTGCTTGTTTGTTAAAACCTTGTCTAACAACTGTATCTGACCATGCTAAATATTCTCTTTCAAGAATAGCTTTTATTTGTGGTCTTATAGCAATAGCTGATTGTAGTTCAATTAATTTACCATCTGTTAATGGTAATTTACTAACAAGAGATACAACTTCTCTTTCTATTCTATCTAAAGTTTTTATTAAAGATTTATAGTATTCTGCTTCAGCAAGTTCTATTTGTTTAATTCTGTAAAGTGTTGAATCTTTTACTATATCTGACATTCATTAAATTTCCTCTTGCTCTACTTCTTGATCTTCTGCTACTACTTCGTCTTGTGTAAATTCTCCAACTTCTGATTTAGCATCTATCTCGTCAAATATTTCATTTAGCTTTTTATCATCATCTACTACTGCTCTTGCAATTTCTTTGTCAACTTCTTTTGCAAATGTAGGAGAACCAATGTTAAGTGATTTTGCTTGTTGGAAGTACATAAGATCACTTGCATAATCTCTAATGTTAAATGAATCAGGGTAATTAATTTCTCCATCAAAATTAGCATTTTGAAATAAAGCATATAAATTAAATAACTGTTCTTCTGCTATTTGTAAGTTGTCAGCTTTTTCTGATAGTCTTGCATTTAATAATTCAAATTCTGTTTGTAATGCAACACCAGAAGTTATGCCTGTTTTTTGTGTTCTAACTGCACCTGTATGTGCAATTCTATTGATAGAATTAACTTTGTTATTTATAGATTCCATAATAGCTTGTAAGTTTTGACCAGATGGTTGTAGTAAGTATGGTTTTAAGTTTGGTTCCATTTCATCAGGCATTTCAATTACTGCACCAGCACCAGCACTAGCATTAACACTTGGAGTCTTAACTAATGATGGGTGGTTTGTTAATCTGATTAATTGTTCCATTTCAGAATATTCATTATAAATAGATTTTTGTAAGTCAGCTATGTCAGTTAAATCTGATTGTCCAATTCCTCTTTTATGAGATTTAGAATTATATAAAATAACTGCTGGTATTTTGCCAATCGCATTAGGAACAGAATCAAGCAATACAGGTTCTGATCTTTCTTCCATATAAATAGTATCTATTCTATCAAGATACCAAATACGCATATAAGTTCCACCATGTCTATCAACTTCTTCTCTAATTTTTAAATAGTTTAATTCATACTTACCATTTGGTTGTCTTTTAAAATTCCAATCTAAAACATTCTCTGGTGTAACGATTGATAAATAAGGTCTAATATTTTGTGTTAATTCTTCTGCTTGTGTGTTTGTATTAATATTAGGCTTATCTAAAATCATAAAACAATGACCATAAATAGACGCATAGTTTTGAGCCTGTTTAATTACAGAGTTTAAATTATTACCCTCTAAATCAGCATCTTTTAAAAATGATTCTAAACTAGCCTCATCTTGCATAGAAGCAAAATCTCTACTCGGTCTAACTCTAAATAAAAATGATGAATAAATTTGTATAATATTTTTACAATGATTATCACATGGAGTATTTGCTAATCTTTGATTAAACTCGTTATCTAATTCAAGATTATATCTGTTTAAATATTGTCCTATCATATAGTCATAGCCACCATTATATGATCTAATATAATATTCCCAATTATTGATAGTTTCAGAATAGTCTTTGTGGGTTTCTATTGCTTTATCTCTTGTGTATGCCATAACTATTTAATTGCCCATCTTGTTGGTCTAGAAAATACTGCTTGAGTAGTAAGAGGTTTTAAATAGTCAATCATATATCCAAGTGCGTCATTCATGTGATCAAATCCATCTTCCTTATCAGGTATATTTGTATTCTCTTTGTATATTTGTCTTTGTAAACCTTTTATCAGCGTTTTGCAAGAATGTGAAACAAAAATATGTCTATTACCATTTGAATCTTTAAGTTTGCCATTAACAGCATTTATCCTATCTCTGACAGCTGGGTGTTTAAATTTACATTTAACTTTAAATCCAGCATTTTGAAGAATACTTAAATCAGTTCTACCACCAGCAGATGTCTTTCTTTGTCTTGAAGCTGGGTCAGGATAAATAAAAATAGGTATCTTTGTTCCATATCTATTTCTTATTTCTTCTACCATTTCATCAGTATTACTAGAATAAATAATAACTTCATCTAAAAAATAAATTTTATCTTTTTCTATTTGTCCTACACAAGCTGACATGGGATCCACATTAAAATCCATGCCTATGTGTAAAGGTTTAGTCCAATCTATTTCTTTTTTAACTACACTTTCAACAGGGTGAAAATTATAATAAACACTTCCAGCATAGTTTTCAAATGTACCCTCAAATTCTTGTCTAAAGGTTCTTATATCAATATCTTGCTTAGCTTGTTCTATTTCTTCTTCTGATACCATACCACCTTGTAAGGTAGTAAATTGGAAGCTATCCCATTCCTTGTCGCCCTGTTGCCCTTTAAGGTACATTCTATAAGACCAATTACCATAGCCTTTTGGAGAACCACACATTAATACATCTCCCTCGGTATCAGATACAGATGCTCTTAATACCTCTGTCCAAGCTTTTTCTTCTATATCTGCAAATTCGTCTAATATAAGAAAGTCTAATCCTACTCCTCTTAAACTATCATAAGCATCACAACCTTTTAATGATATTTTACTGCCTGTTTTTTTAATAGTAATAGTCATATTAGATTCATTAATATTTTCTATCCAGTTAAATTCTGATAACATTTCTTTAAGTTTAGACCAAGCAATCTCTTTAGCCATTTTAAATGTAGGTGCTACATACCATATTTTTTTATTAACTTGAGTAGCATATTTCATCATTTCAGTAATACATAAATAGGTTTTACCAAATCTACGACCTGATATTAAAACTCTAAATCTAGATTTACTAGTTGAAACTTTATGCTGGGGTTTTGTCAGGGTTATGTTCATTACAGAAATAAGTAATATATAATTTTTCCTTGTTAAATTTTTCTTCAAGTTTATTAGTTACTTGAATTGTTGCAACTGCACCAGCTTTGGTACATTCTGTCCATGAATTATAAACTTTATCATGTACTACAGGAGTATTACACATTCCTGTAATTGCAGAACATATTGCATAAGCTAATATAAATTTCATTAGCTTAATGGGTTTTTAGATGATTCTTTTAACTCTTGTATCTCTAGCTTTAAAACTTCTATTTCTTTTTGTAATATTTTAATAGCAGAATTATCATGAACATGATCGTTATTATGACCATGTATTTTAAGTTTTTCTTTAATCACAGCAATATCTGTGTTGTTATCTGTTATTGTAAATCCATTAGTTTCTATT